TGACCTAACATTTGCAGCATGGTTAAGTTTATTTCTTTTATTCATAGCCATTTGTAAAGCTGAGTCAATCTTTTCTGAATTGCTACGAAGTGCTTGTTGGTCAAATGCTCCAATTTTATCTGGGTTAATACCTAAAGCGTTTACTACATCAAGAACTTCTTTTATTTGGTTTACTTCATTGCCACTAAAAGCTTTACTAGAGACTTCTATTGAAGTAGCTCCCCAATAAGGGTTTCTAATAGAGACCTGATTAAAGTTGTTTCCAATAAAATCTTGAGCCATATCTTTTATAATTACTTTTGGGTCACCAGCACTACCCTTTTGATACGCCCTATATGCATATAAAGCTGTCATAGCATTTATAAATCTTGAAGATGCTCCTGGATTAGTTTTATCTAAATTTGTTAAATATCCACTAATTACTGCATTCTTTCTAAGCTCGCCTTGTATATAAGCTTCCCAATTAGATTGTTTGCCAAACACTTTACTTGTGCCTGAATTTTTTTCTTGTTGGATAAACGCCTTCACATTATCCCAATTTGAAATTGCATTCTGTATGTCAGCCTTACCCTTATCAGAAGCCATTAAAACATATTGAAATAACCCAGCCTTATTTGGGTCGTCCATATGCTTAGCAATTGCAGTTATATCAGACATTGAATACTTACTAGCTAAAGCTACAAATTGCTCACCAGTTGCACGAGTCAGTTTTGCTGCTTCTACTTTAGCTTGATTATCAGTCATTGTACGAACTTCATTTGGAGCTATGCCATATACACTCGCTTGAATTGCAGCATTAGCTATCGGGTCAGTAACATTATAATTTTGTTCAATAAAAGCTGCCGGGTCTTTTTCAAATTGTTCTTGTGCCTTAGGTAACTCTTTTTCTAAATAGCTGATGGCTTTTAGCTTACGTACCTTTTCTCTATCAGATAATGATTTATCTGCTAATACAGAGTTTCTAAAAGCAACTACTTGTTTTGTATATGTAGCAGGGTCAGCCGCGCGTCCAGAGGATGTGCCTTTACCTGTGATAATTGCCTGTTTCATATTATAAGCATAACGCTTAGCTTCAATTTCATCTTCTTTTTCTAAAGCTTTACCATAAGCTTCTTTATCAGATTTTCCTTGAGCTTTATAATAATCAAACCACTTACCACTTAATTGATTTGAAAAACTATATGTCTTGCCTGTACCTGAAGCTGTCTTAGTATAATCAGCTTTTGGGTTAATACCAAAATGAATATGTTGGCGATTTTCTTTTAAAGCTGCAGCGCCATACGTTGCAGATTGCTTCCAATTTACATAATCTAAAGGTATGTTCATTTTAGTTAATTCTTGTTTAATATAAGGAAGTTTCGCAGGGTCTACTTCAAATAAAGTACCACCCTTTCTCATATTATTTCCGTATAATTTGACTGCCTCTGCATAGGCTTTAATAGAGCCGTCAAGTGACCAAACTTTTTTGCCATTAACTTTTTTAAAAATTTGAATATCTACAGCTGAACCATCTTTGTGTTTTGAGTCTGTGTCATCTAGGCGTACATTTGAAGTTAACCAAGTCTCAAACCCATGCATTGCTCCTGCTAAACCATTTGCAAAAGTCTTAGCTTCTTTAGTAACATAACGACCTTTAGATTTAGTTATATTAGCTATATGAGCCTCACCCATACTAACTGGTTGATTTACAGAACCTGAACTACGAGTACAAGCTCCTGCATATTTAGGGTCGTAAGTCCCATCAGTCTCAGCACGTAACTCCATAGCGTCTTGTGCAGTATTCAAATCATATTCAGACATTGCATTTGCGGCATACATCGCTTTAAGAGCTTCTTTTTCTTGCTTACTAATAGTTTCATCGAGAAGCTTCCATAATTGCATACGAGTAGGATAGTCTAATTGCTCAGAAATATTTATCCAATTAGCACCATACTCAGACTTACGATACTCATCTTGAAGGTCTTGGTTTGCCCAAAAATCTTCCATAGTAAAACCTTTGCCTTCAGCTTCTTTAGCTTCTTTAAATTTATCAAAGCTATTACCTAAAAGCATATCGCGAATAGCGTACGGGTCTTTATCCATTATACCATAAGCATAAGATACTACAAAATCTTTTATAGTAGCAGTTTTCATTGCGTCAATTTGTTGTTGAGTCAGGTGATAAGGTGCTGCTACTGTATCAATATATCTAAGAGCATTTCCTATAGCGTCTTGTATGTCAATTAAAGAATTGCCTGCTAATACTTGAGCTTTTTGTGAGTCAAGGCCTTCTCTGACTTTCTTTGAAGCGGTTGTAGCTTGTAACTCATAACTATAGAGTAGTGATTGCTTAACATACGGCTCTTCAATACCACGTGTCATCTTTTCTATAAAAGCAGTTTGAGCAGCTTTTGTCTTAAAGCTTTTAGATTTATCTCGTATTAAAGCTTGTATACCTTTTTGCTGGCGTTCCATATCACCAACAAAATCATCAGGATTAGCTGTTGCTTTATATTTTTGTAGCATTTTATCTGCTTCATGAGCAGTATCTGCCTCAATACGAGCAGAGTTTAAAGCATCATCTTGCTCCATCTTTTTTATTGAAGCATTGATTAAAGCATCTCCTGTTGTTTTAATTATATTTGGGTCAAACCCAAAACCAATTTTACCTGGCTCATGATATGCTTGTTTACTTCTATATAGCTCTTGATATACATCTATCTTCATTATGCAATTGTTCCTTCCATTGCATCAACTCCAGCAAAACCGCTATTACCTGAAGTTTTACCTACACTTTTGCCAGCAGAACTAGCTGCATCACCCCAATTAAATTGACTTGCAGTTGAAATACCTGCTTGAAGCCCTGACAATGTTGCATTTAATGCTGTATTTGATTTTTGAGTTTCTAACTCATTTATCTTATTATTCAATAACCACATTTCAGCTTGACCGTCATATTTAGCTTTAAGTACATCCATCTCACTTGCAGCAGCACCTTGGCCAACTAAGTCCAGGAAAGAGCCTGAAGTTGAGTCAGCTCCAGACGCTGCCATTTTCGCTCGAGCTGCGGCTTGTTGTCTTGAAGTTTCTATACGCCGCATTCTTGCCTCTGCGTCTGCTTTATTTTGAGCTGCAATCATATTCTGTCTTAGTACTTCTTGTTGATATTTAATTTGAGCATTTCGTTGTTGGCTCTGTACTACCGAAGTAGTTACAGATGTCGCAATTGAAGCTACTGTTAATGCTATCATCGTGGCTATTGCCATCTATTTTGCCTCCCAATCAAGGTTACGCCTTATAATTGCCATCATTAAATGGTCGTGCCCGTCTGGTCCATAACTTTGTAATATGCCTTCCGGTTTAAACCCTAAAACTTCAGCAAATCTGATAGCTCTATGATTATACACGTCCACGGTACACTGAATACGTCTATATTGTTTTTGGCTATCAATAAAAGCTTTTATTGCTTTAATTACTTTTATTTGGGCTTTGCGAAGGTCTTCTGAGAAATATGCCCAGCCTTCGCCCATATACGGAGCTAATTTAGTTATACCGCATACTCCTATTATAACACCATCCAGCCGACCAGCTTGACCTGAACTTTGCATATAAATCTGATGTTTATACTCAGGGTGTTCTCTGAGTATATCTCTAAAGTACGATTGTGACTCCTGCCCAATGATTTCATCAAAATGTTCAGGTCTTAATTTTTCTAATTCAAACATTTTTTAAAGTTCTCCTATTGATTTAATGACTCTCGTGTCGTAATTGACAATATACATAGTGGGACGGGAAGGTCACTCTCAATAGTGGCTTTAGGTTCTCTTCCCCATGGTGCCTCAAACGCAATTTCACATAACTCTGAACGAAGCTCTGGAGCTTTATCCATTGAGTCAACTGTATAGCGTCTTGCAGGCATTAAAGTATCGGCGGTTTCACCACCATACTTAAAATAATTCGTTCTATATGTCTTGACATATAAATGATGTATCTTTTGTTTTGAAGCTAAAGCATTATTTTGCCCCATAGCAATATCAAGACGTACTGATTTGTATTTGCATTTATATGGTAAACCAATATGTACAATAACTCCAGGTGATTCAAGCTGTACTGCACCATTTGTTACTACTCTTTTCCTAGATACGGCGCCATCAACTACAGCATAGACTTCTTGACCTTCAAGATGTTCTAAGCCACCGTTGATTTCATCAACATATACACGATATACGCCGCCTTGCCAATCTAAATATGGTATCCATTCACTACTATCAAAATTAACAGCAAATCTATGAGCATCCAATCTTGTAATATAATGAGAAGTGTCATTTAATATTGAATAGTCCCAAGTTGACATGTCTTCTGAGTATGGGTCGTTTTCACCACCATTGGCTTTAATATCATTAAATCTAACTTTCATTCCAGTTAGTAGGCCATGGTTTCTACTATAGATTACCATATAGTTATTTTCTACATATATATTTTCAATATTGATTGGATTGTCATAAGTTCCGCCGCAATCAACAAAATAACCCTGTTCTTGACTTACAGAGTCATCAAATACTTTTTCAACTACTTCAATATATTGAACATAGCGACCATTTATGTAACGCTCAACCAGAAGCCATGTTTGGTCTCGGTTCTCATCTGAATACGGTATAGTAGCTACACTCAAAACTTTTACTTGTTCACCACCAAGCACTACTCTACTCCATGCGCACACTTCTTGGGATTTTTCATAAGATATTGTACGCAACTCTCCAGTTTTAAGCCATACCCATAATGTAGAAAATGGCTCAATTTGGTGCGACATACCTGCTATACCACCAAAAGTTAAGTGCTCTCCAAATAACGACAAGTCTTGTGAGTTATAAGTATCTGTACTTAAATCATAATACATTGTTCTAACTTTACGTTCAGCTTGTTGTACGTAAATAAGTTCATTTGCATATTTACATGGTTTAATAGATGTTGAACCATATTGTGAAACTTCTTCAGATGTTGCTGTACTTGGCTTTAATACTTCGTTTATTTGACCAATTTTAAACTCTGCGCCTAATGTACCAATAAACAACTGTCTCAGTGCAGCCATCCATTGTATCTTGTTTGTTTCGTTTGCTGCCATTGTCATATAAATAGCGCTATCGTCTTGAACCTCATTAGCATTCATATCTGTTGGCCCAAAGTTGTGATACGAGTCAGATTTTGAAAGCCATATTGTATTAGGCATTTTCTCAGTTGAAGCAAAACACAATCTTCCTTTAAATAGTGCTACTTTTTTCGGATAACCGCGGCTTTTAGAAAACTCACTTATTCTCCAAGCATAAGTGGATAAATTAGCTTCAAATAATTTACTTTCTACTAGACCTTGTGCTGTTTTAGCATTAGTTACAGAAGTAATTGTTATCCAACCTATAGCATCTTCAGAACTTGAACCTACTGCAACTTTTCTCAAACGAAGATGCATACCTACCATGTCGCTAGTAAAATAATCTTTTGAAGATGTGATAGTTGTAGCTGAACCTTCAGTTGCCACTGTAGCTGTCATAGTATGACTTTTATCTGTATTTTCATCTTGATACGGACCATCTTCAAATTCAAGATTTTCTAATGTCCATTCTTGATGGCCATATCTCTTTAATATTTTAACTGGGAACCTTCCTGAAGTAATATATAAAAAATCATTTGATTGAGCAAAATCTAAGTTATCTAAATCTTCTTCTTCAAAAGGTGTTTTAACCTCTAAAATTTCTCCTGAGCCGCCTGGCATTAAAATTGTACCATACTTAGTATGGAAACGAATATAACCTACACCAAACTCTAATACATAAGCCTGTTCTCTACTAAATATAAAAGGCTTCAAAATTGTTTTTTGCCCTTGATATTTAATAGGAGCAACATAGCGAGTACCTGAGCGCTTTACAAATGGGCCATATACTAATGGTAAACAATTTTCCATATATTCAGCTGCGGCCGCATATTTCTTAAAATCTGTGCGGCCCATTAAGAACGGTGTAATCTCACCTGTATTAAATTGTGTAATAGAAGGGTTTACTATAGGCATTAGTAGTGTACTCCCAATACTGCACCTACTGGAATTCCTGGTGCAACTTCTTGTGCATTACTTGCTCTAGATAATTTTAAGCAATCTTTCATTTCAGCAGAAAGCTGATTTTTCAAACTTACTGAGCCGGTAAAAGTATATGCAGTTTCTACAGCTAAATAATAAGATAGCAATTCTACAAGATTTGCATCCAATACATTCAAATTATCAGGTTTCTTAGTATATACAAAGTTTAACCCAACTTGTCCTAAATTATTATCAGTTTGTGGCTCTGTATCTGTCATAATATATTTACCTTCAATTACAAACTGCTTATCACCTGGAATACTTCCACCGTAAGAAGCTTCATAAAATGGAACATAAGTACCTCTTCCATTTTGTATAGCTAATGGTCTAAGACAATCAGCAGGAAGAGCATACTTATATTCAAAACCAAACGCAGGTTTATCAGCAGAAACAGTTACAACAGCTCGCTCGCGTAAACAATTCCATGGATGTAATCTAAATATATAGCGCTTTGCCTGAGGTAGTAACAGCTTCATTGTACGAGCTGCCTTGTTCTCAGGATTATCCAGGGAGTCAATAGGTGTTTCAGCAATCTTAATTAACGCTTTATTTACGACGCCAACGTCATCAATCATTTCTGCTGACATTTATTATTCCTCGCCTTCTTCATCTTCGTCTTCATCAGACTCGTCTTCAGTTTCTTCAGTATCAACTGTTGAGCCATCAGGAGCTGTAATCGGAGCTGTAGGAGCTTCCTGCAATTCTTCAATTGCATTTTCAATTTCTTCTAATTGGTCATCAGTCTCTTCTATATATTTTTTAAAGTCTGCTCGAAGTTCATTTATGATTTTAACTAAATCTTTTGTTTTTGCTTCAACCATAACTTGTACCGCCTTGTTTAATGCTTCAGTATCTACACCTTCAACTTCTACATTAGTTTCAGGGTTCATAAAATCAAATTTGTTGAGCAACATAGATGTTACTTTCTTTTTTTCTTTATCGACAGCTGTGATTAAGAATCTATAGTAAACATCAAATTTGTCTTTCTTGTAGGTATGTAGTTTAACTTCATCCCCTACTTTTAGCATTCCGTAACATAAGCTAAAGAAATTATCTTTTTCAATATTTTCAGGGTTATATTTAACTCTGCCTTCATATTGAGTAAAAGATGGGCCTACTAATGCAGCGTCCATTTCTTGTCGCATAATCTTGCTTCTAATTTCTGAGTCAAGTGCCATTTTATTTCTCCTTATTCTTTAAATTTACAAAATAAGCCTCAATTAAGAGGCTCACTTCTTACATCATTAAGCAGCAGCTGTTACAACAACTTTTGGAGTAATTCCATCAGTGTCATACAAGCCAGTTACTACTACAACTTTACAAGCTGCAGGAGTAGATACAATAATCACTGAACCGATTGCTAATTGATCGATTACAGGGTTGAAGAAATTTGCTGCAGTAATTGCTTCAATTGTGTCACCTGTACGTCCAGTAGTAGGGTCAGCTGTGTCTCCTACACTTTCGTGATAGTGGAACAAACCAGTCTTATCGTAGTGCTGTTTAATTACATCAAAATTCGCTAATTGAAAAGCCATGGTAATTATCTCCTATTACTTAAATACTAACAAATTCTCTTGGGTTAACCAGGAGGCGAGTAAACAGCTCGCCTCAAATCTGGTCGTCCCGTAAGATTATGTTCCAGGTCCAGATCCAGCTCCACCTTCAGGGTTAGGGTTAGGGTTAGGGTCAGGGTCAGGTTCAGTTTCAGGTTCAGTTTCAACGTTCTGAATTACCATGATACCCATTTCATCGATTACGCCAGCGCCAGCATAGAATTTAGCTTTTGCAACGTGTTCATCGGTGTTTTCATCATAGTAAATTTTTGTGCTGAGATCTGCAGCGTATGCGAACGCTACACATTCAGAGTTGAATGCCAATGAGTATGAAATTTCATCATCATCGATATTCAATGCGTCCCAAGTGTACCATTCAAAGCCGTACCATCTGAAGCCTCTAAGACCTGACATTCTGAACGGCATTTCTCCTTGACCAATCCAATCAACATTTGAAAGTTGAGGAATGTCAAGTAAGTCTTCAAAACCTACTGAGGTTGTGAAAACGAAGTTACGACCTGTGCCAGAGTCAAAGATGTGGTTTCTACCGAATTGTCTATGCAATTTTTTAACTTTTGCAAGAGTCCATCCAGTATCGTTATGTGGAATAACGTTACCAACTTCAATTGCTTTGGTTTCGATTGCTTCTTTAATCATATTGTCTTGAGCACGAGTACATGCCATTACAACAGACTCAGCAATCTTAGGCAGTTCATCATACGCTTGTACTTTAGTATCTAAGTCATCGATTGCTTCAGAAGCATATTTCTTTTTGAGTTTTACCTTTGTAGGTATTCTATCTAAGTTCAAGCGAGGAACTTTAGCTCCACGTTCCTTGTCCTTAGCTTCGCCTTTACCTAAACGGTAGAAGGTTACTTCTGTGGCATCAGTTTGTTTGCTTCTAACACATTGTCTCAATCTGCCGCCTCTGTCTTGGTACACCAATTTACACTGGTCATCAAAGGCGACTTTGAAACTGTTTGGAATAGTTGAGTCAGCCATTGTGATTCTCCTTTACCTTAATTCAATAGTAACGCTTGTGTCCTATTTCACGGTATCCTTTCGGGCGTTATATCGGACTAAAGTGTTCAGAGGCGGTGTAAACCGGTATCTCCTACTTACTGTTGCTTATACAGAATATCTGCTCTCTGTTGAGTCAACTGCTCATATCTGCGCTTAAGCGCCGGGTCATTTTGCCAGTTCGGCGTTCTTAAGATTTTCATAGCCTCAGACTCCATGCTTTCTAAGGTTGGCCCTTCGTAGTTATAGTCGCCATCAATATTGCGACCATCGCCTTGAAGTCTTTTAGAAAGCTCATAGAAGTCCTTGACTAAGTTTGCGTTATTACCTAAGCCTGTAGCATCTAAGTAGTCCAGAGTCTCTTGTGATAAGATAGCTCTTGCTGTATTCATAGCAATCTTAGTTTTAGCTTGGTAATCTCCGCCCCACATTTGTTTAATTTCACGAACATTTGCGTCATAAATTTCTGACAGACGTGTTTGAACTTCTTTTTGATTTGCCAGATAAGCTGCTTCTACTGCTGAATTATAGAAGTCTCTTAGCTTTTGTGCTTGGGTATTGGTTAACCCAATTTGATACGCCAAATCTCTGTAACTTTTATCTAATTGGTCATCGATTTCTAAACCATCTGGTAGGTTATCTTGGAATTTATAGTCAGCTGCTGTTGCAGGTCTGCCTAATTTATCATAGAATGAATTCCAATCATCTTGTGATGAATACTCATTTGGAATTGAAATAGAATTTCCTAAGTAACTTACTAAAGACTCATGGCCTGCCATAAAGTCTTTAACAGTCTTGTACTTTGTAAAATTCTTGTTGTTTGCATATTGTGGATAGTCTTTTAGAAAATCAGCCATTGATATTTGTTCTGAGTATCTAAAATTTAAGTCACCACTACCGTTATTGCCATCTCCTTGGCCTTGTCCTTGTCCTGCGTCAAAGCCGCCTGGATTATATCCATTACCTTGTCCTTGGCCTTGTCCTTGTCCTTCACCTTCTCCTGGCATAAAAATTCTCCTTATTCTTCAAAGTTATCTTGTACTTTACCTAAAAAAGCGTTTGCGTCACAACAAGTATAAGCGAGCATGTGTTGTACAACTATACGCATACCATCATTCATAAACTGTTCTCTATCAGTTTTTGCTTCAGGTGTTCCCATGACATGGAACCTATTCATATAGTCTTGTAAAAGCTCTTGCCCAGCTTTTGTACCAAATACTTCTTGGTGAAGCTGTGCTAATCGTTTGTTATAACGGGCATTATCGCCTTTTTTCAACCAATTTTTTAAGCTCATAAATATATTATATAACAAACTAGCCATTCTCGCTACCTTCTGCCTCGGCCTCTCCACTCATCTGCTCACCTAATTGATTGAACATCTGTTGTGTCAATTGTTCACCGCCTGGAGTATTACCAACTTTTTGACCAATATCAGCCATAGCTCCCATTTGTTGCATAGCTTGCATTTGTTGTTGTTGCTGTTGCATTTGAGCTTTTGCTTGTTCATAATCTTCTTGAGGTACAATATATTTTGTAGGTAGCCCTAAAGCTTTTGCTCTATCAACTTCCATTTGTACCAGATCAAATCTCATTAAATAATCTTGTGCACCTTGTGGGTTAAGCTGCATTGCCTGTGCTATAGAAGCTTTAACTTGGTCTATAACTTGAACATCAACAAGACGTTGTGCTCTAGCCAGAGGGCTGTCGTAAACAATTTTCAAAGCTCTAGTACTATATTTTTGCCTTTCTTTAGCTTCTTGTTTCGGTGTTTGCTTTTTATCTTTTTTAAACTTTTTACCTGCAAGCTGCATTCTTGACTCCTCATAGTAGCCTTCAGGTCTGCCACTAAAGGTTTCATTGTCTGCATTTTCTAAAAGCTCTCGTGGTGGAGGCGGAACCTCACCCTGACGGATGAGGATGCCTAAAATTCTGTTAATCATAGGTTCAAATAATTCAAGCTCTAAACGACCTTGCCATGGACCCATAAGTTGCATTTGTATTTCAGACCTTTTTTGAACTTCAGTTGCTGTCATCTCAGCATTAGTTCTTAAATATAATTGGTCATTGTAGAAAATTTCTTTAATTTTATTTTGTTGCATTTCAATATCTTTAGCTGTATACTGTAAATCACCCGCAACATTCAAAGCAGTTATTCTGCGGCCACCTTCATCTTGGTTTAAGTTTTTATAACCTGGAATAAGTTGAATAGGGTTAACATACGCATTCAATGGTACATCTAATGGCGGTCTTAATCGCATATTAGAGCCATCTAATTGCAACTTAGCCATTTCGTTAAGCGCTTTAACTTCAGGCAGCGCAATTGTCGCAGGACCACGTCCATATAACTCGCCTGCAAGAACTTCTAATCTTGCGACCGCGTATGGCATTTCCGGGTAGCCACTTTCTTCAAGTAACACAGGGCCTTCACATAAAATATATAAAGACTCAAATGGCATATTAAGATTGTCAATTTTATCCGGGTCACGGTCTGTGCGAGGTGCAACGACGTGAAGAACCCACGCTTTAGCGTCGGGATCATTTTCCATTTGCTGCATTTTATCATGTGGTAATTTCCCTGGGAACTCTTGATTTATTTGTCTAAGAGTCATTTCAAATTTTCTGTATACTGTATCAACTACGCCACGGTAATCTTCAGCAATATCAACACGGTCAATTGGATATGTTCTAAATGATATACCGCTAATTGGGTCTTCTTGTATGAAAAGGACAGCATTACATAGAGACGTTAAATCACAATAAATTTGATATAAAGCGCCTGCTCCACGCTTATTTATAACACTTTGTGTGCGGTCACGAGCTAAATCAAACCACTTGTTTATTTCTGGGTTATTTTCTAATTCTTCGTCTGCAGTTTCTAATGTGATATAGAACCACTTAGAAGCAGGGTTTACTGTACGTGAATACAGACCCGCTGCTAACTTCTGTGCTGCATCCGCGCCTGTATTATCATATATTCTCTTTGTCTTTCTTGCGCCATCTTCCTCGCGACGAATTGCTGTAATCCTACCAGGACAAAAATAATCTGACAAGTCTTGCCAAAGGTTGTCCCAATTCCGTCTCTTAGACCTTAGTTTTTGTTGTCTATTTAAGTGGAACCTTATGCGCTTCTCTGTTACTGTCATTACTTATTATCCTAAATTAGATTTCTTTTTATCTACCTGCTCATCGTCAAGTACGCCTGCGCCTGAAGTTAAAATTGTCTTCGTAGCTGTAGTACCCTTTTGTTGACGCTCTTTAGCTCTTCTTGAAGCTTCATCTGCAGCTTCTTGAGATTTAGGGTCTATTTCTGGGTTTACAGGTGCTGGCTGTACTGCTGGCATCTTTGGTGCACTCATTTATTTCTCCTTAACTTAAGCCGGTACCTTTAGAGTAATTATATGCTCCAGCGCCTAAGAGATTTTTTCTTAAATCTGTATCATCAAGAATACCTGCGCCTGAAGTTAAAATTGAAGAGCCTTTTGCTCTAACTTCATCTTTTAGTTTCGCTTTAGTAGCCATAGCCGCATTTGTTGCTGCTGCATTTGCTGCTGCTGCATTTGCTGCTGCTGCATCTGCTGCTGCATTTGCTGCTACAGGTACCGGTGATGACGCTGGTCCACCTCGTGACATATCTTGTTTCTCCTTATTTCAAATTCATACAAAATAGTATTAATAATACTATTTTAATATAAACCAGCCAACTTTGTTCAAAAACCACAGTTGACCAGGAGTTAGTCAAATAAATCATAATCACTATTGGCTACATAGTTACTAGTTCCTTCGTGAGAATACACATTATAATTACTTTCCGCTACGCCAGATTGGTCTGCCAGACTCTCTTCATCAAAATCATAGATGTGCTCTAAGCCTACAGCTAAGTATCTAAACCCGTCTGCGCCGTGTGAAGCCCAGTTGTGTTCAGGTTTGTCTAAATAGACTTTACGCTTGTCGTCCCATTTTTTAGTATAGTTAGCTAAGCAATCAAAACCTTGTGATGTGCCTTCTTCATCAAACACACTAATTGCAAGAACTCTTCGTGCTGCTTCTATACCATCTGCCACACTAAGTTTCGGTACAGGATAGAATTTTACACCCATCCTCTTCGCAAAGCTATATCGTGACTCTTTAGTTGTTAATTCTCTTTGTGAAATATCGTGCGGTCCTAAGTGTGTACCATACACGTATGGATAAGTTTTTATCTCAGTTATAACATCTTTAAGAGATGTATTAGTCCATTCTTTATATTTAATTATCCGTGGCATATCATTGATAAGTTGGAAAAACCAAACAGCCGTCGCGTCATCTAAACCTAAGTCCCATGCTGTATGTACTTTATAGTTAGGGTTATATAAAACCTTAGTTCTACGACCTTCGTTCTGAAGCTTAGTTAATTCCTTAGAGTAATATGCACCTTGTAAAGCTGCATTAAAGTCACAATAATATTCTTGTTGTGCTAACTCTTCTGACATGCCTGTCGCAATATCATCTTGTATCATTTGGTCAGTTACAATTGGACCCCACACATATTCGCCAGTTGTAGGGTCAGTTAAGGGCTTACCATCCTCTCCAATAAGTATCTTTGATGTATCATCTTTAGTAAGTAACTGAGCAAACCACTTATCGGGTTGTGATTGCATCATTTTCACAGCATTCTTATACATATCGTAACCATGGTTTCTACCACGTGGTGTATATACAAAGATTGCCCATCCGTTGTTTGCGTTCAAAATAGGACGCACTAAGTTCCATGCTGATGGGTTTTGCAGTGAAAATTCTGAAAAGATACAACCAACAGGGTTCGGACCTACAATAGAGTCTGCGTTATCTGTACCTATTACTTTTATCATAGAGCCATTCTTAAGCTCAATTAACATCATATCATCACGCGTTCTCTTAATAAGTTCCCGTGGTATGGCGTCACGGAATTTTCTACCATCATCTCTAAAGCCGTCCCAAAAGATTTCACGACCTTGTTTATATTCAGGGAATATATACCAATACATACCCACACGTTCATGTGCTTTAACAACCATTGCATTTAATGCTGTTTGGTCTTTTCCCGCACGTCGGTGCCATACGAGAATGTTACGCTTTACGTTCCTCACAACAATGGCGTCCCACGCTGCCATTTGATGCGGCCACGGTTCCCACATATATGGGAGCGTTATATTGATTTCTTCATCATTACGGAAGACATTTCCTTCCATGTCCATTTGTCTATGATGTGCCATTAGTTATCCCTCGTGCGCTTATAATTATGGAAGTCCTTAATTATTTGAACGTTAATTGTATTACCTCTATTTGTTTCTTTCTGTTTAGCTTCTTTATACTCAGGCGTATGAGTATCAACCATCTTAGCCAGGAGTGAGTCTGAATAGACGCGCTCACGGTCGATTTCATTACCGTCTCTGTCGCGGATAATTTTCTCTATACCTTCAACCGCACGTTGGTGCATAGCTATTTGTAAACTTCCCTGATACATTGCTAGTGCGTCTTCAATCTCAGCATTAAATGCAGGTATGATTGCTCGCATACGACGAAGCACGTCTGCTCTCACAGTAATACCATACGTGTCGCGCATATATCTAAGTCCTGCTGCGAGAGTCCCATATCGCGATATGGCATCCACGAACTTAAGTCTATATGTAGGGTGTAATATTTTTATATAGTCATCATTGATGGCAGCCGCACTACGACTCTTCTGTAGTATTTGTTTCTCGTAGAACGCTTTGTCAAGTGCATATTGTTGTGCCTTCTTACGCTGCTCCTCAGTTATAGCTTGCACTTCCTGCTTGACCAGGGATTGTTCTTGTACGAGCTCTAATTGCCCATTAGTGTCAAGAATAATCTTAGGTTTATCCTTTTCCGCCGCCACTAAAGAACTCGGAGACACCGCTGCTAGTTTAGCCTTTTCCTCTGACAATAATAGAGCTGCTTTGTTTAATGTATCAGCAACCTTACCTAATGAGTTTATTGGAGCCTTATTGTCTGGGGCCTCGTTACTATTTTGTTCCATTTTTAAAGTTCCTTATATTATAATACTGTATAATCATATTATGTAATCTATTATGTAATCTATATAATATAATAATACGTAATTATATTATATGGCAGAACGGCTCACTGGTATACGGCGCCCCAAGTTCCAGAGCATTGATGGCGAAATCTCATAACCAGGAGTTTGAATTATATTATGGCATGGTCATTATATTTATATATTTTTTATGCTTTCCATGCGCGCTACTCATAGGACTGGTATAGATTGGAATGTATCTATGTATATGAAATCTCAATTTATGCTTTGTCCAATATAACTTCGCAGTGCTACTCGGTGTTATCGCAGTGCTACTCCAAACGCTTATCGTTATTACGTTTCGAACCCACGGCACTGCGGCACTGCAGCACTGTTACGAATTTTTGTTAGTTAACGAAAAAAATTTTTACTTAATAAATTATATACGAAGTGCTGGTTATACAAAATCGTCGAAAGTATTGTTATGACTGACTTTGGAGTGTTTTATATAGTTCACATAAACGAAATACGTATAAATCTACTTTTATCGCAGTGCCGCAGTGCCGACCGAAAATTTTGTTGTTATAACTGACTTTGGAGTACTATTGGCAGCACCGCGACGCGTTTTTTGCGCAGCACCGTGACCTATAAATGCTCCACGTAATGCCGTTTAATTTTGATAAATATTCACAATACAAACACTCTCCTGGATAAGCGTGAACCAGAGGGCGCCGTAAATATAGATTTATTCCACATAATATTGTTGGCTGGTTATGGAAATTGCCTAAAATTATGGAATAGTCCTGTAACTCAGATGGGATGAGGCCGCTCGGCCTGAGTTACCCCCCCTACCGGTAGGGTAACTCATCCCTCGCTTTTAGGATAAAATAGGATACTATTCTTATTCTCGCGACGGTGATCGACGCTTAGGGCCACGGCGCATGCTGGGTCTTCTTCGTTAGGGTTAACGGTCGAAGGGCGCCGTTAATATTTGAGCAACACTGCACTCACCAAACAACTACATAACTCACAGACTATATTACTCAAATATTCCCACGCTTGATGCCGCTCAGCATAGCTTCGCTTTCGTTCCTATTTTATCCTAAACCTCAAAGCATTTCATTCCATAAAATTATTCAATTTATATTCTTCATGTTTATATTCTTCATGTTTATATTCTTCATGTTTATATTCGCTCCGCTCATAAATTAATTATATTATTCAAATTATATTTATCTTTATTCCATCTTCATTCACTATTCCATTCACCTATCATAATCACTCGCCAATACACCAATCAATATTCTAACATTTACACTTATTCAAACTCACCATTATTTATTCATCACTTATACTTATTTCTTACTTCATCTCTTCATATCAACATTATTTCTCTAATCTTTACTACATTTATTTACATCTCAATCTCTCACTTATCATTACTCACCTCATTAACATCAAACAATTTATTTCATAGCTTATCAATACATAATTCATCATCACCAACATCTTTCATTTCATCACTTATACTCATACACTAATATTCTACTTCATCAAATTCACAACTTATCTTTCATTCATTCACTAACACTTCTCCTCATCCTCTTCTCTCTTCAATTTCAAACATTTACTATTCTTTATTCTTCATTTTGCCATAACATACACCTATATTCATTTATCAATCATACTTCTCAAATCAAATAATCAGTCAATTTCCACTCCATTTTAACTCCATGAAATAACCTTTCCAACCAGTAATTTAAAAAATTTTTTGTTCAGTCCCTTCCAAAAATTTTTTTAAATTACAAGTCTATTCAGCTTTATACATCTCTAATATTCTACTCCACCACAAGCTAAGGGCTGTTCCCATCCCTAAGCTTCTGTCTCCGTATAATATAAGAGCTGTTATAAAGTTCCAAGGACATTTCATTCCGTTTTTCATTACGTGTAAATTGAATAGATAAATTATTCGATTTGGTTCGTACAATTGAAAAAAGAAAGGTAGGTCTATTATGGCAAAATCACAGAACACAGAAATGATTTCATTATTTGGAATCGAAATCGAAAACAAGAAGTATGATACAAAAGCATTAGTATCATTACTGAAAGAAAAGTTTAATGAACTTGAAACAGTTGGTCACATTAGTTACTTCGTACAAGCTATGAAACAAAAGAAACTTGTTGATGAATCTTATGCAATGATTGCAGCTATCATCAATAAATTATTTGAAATCAATGGGCTTCAAGCAAATACTACTGATAAGTGTCAAGCTTGGTATGCAAACAAGTTACGTAAAGGTCAGGTAAACCCAGCTGAACCATTCAGAACTGGTCGTAAGAAACAAGAAATAACCACTGAACAAATTGATAGCTTGTTTGTATAAGCTCCAACATTAGAATTATCTCTTGGCTTAATTGTCAAGAGATTTTTCTATGTTCATTACAAGTTCTTTCCAATGTTCATAAAGCTTTAAAGTTTATATTCGCTCCGCTCATAAATTTATAATTATAATTATTCATATTATTAAATTATTATATAACCTTTATACCCTCGTTCCTCGGGTGATAAAGGAGGAGAAGTGAAGTTTGAATGTTGTGGAAATAAATTTAATCGCTGGCAGAATGAAGCTGAAATGTTGTGGAGCTAATAAGAAGCGCAGACTCCTGGTTAACTGCAGGTTAAGCTAATAGTGCAGCTAGGTTAGCGCGGCGAAGTTGATGTTTCAGAATGTTGATGAGAGTTGAGTCATAAGAGTTGAGTCATAAGAGTTGAGTCATAAGAGTTGAGTCATAAGAGTTGAGTCATAAGTGACGCTCCATAAAGGACGCTTCATAAAGGAGGAGAAGTGCAGGCTTAAAGACATAGGCGATTGACCAAAGAGGCTGTTTGTGAATATTATTGCGGAAGCTGGGCGCCGTAAGTAGAAATGATGTAGAGCATAGTTATGAACTTTTGATAGATTAAATTGATGGGCGGTTATTTATTCTTGCCCTATATTGCTAAGCCGCGTATCGTTCTATAATAAACAAACAGAGTGTTTTTATTTTATATATTTATTATAATTATAATATAAATAGAGATTTTAATTCTCACTTGAATTAAAGAAAGGCAGGCAACAGATGAGACACATTGATGGGTTACAAGATGTAGTTAATGAGTATTATGAAAATAACGAAGGGCGGCAATAATGAGAGTACAAATTAAGAACACGAAAGTCTTTACGGTAGACAGCGATTGTAAGTATCATTGGGCTAAACTTCCTAAGTTAACTAAATTTATGAGGACTAAGTATCTTATTTTTAACTCAGGCGCTAATTTACAGGGTGCTAATTTACAAGACGCTGATTTACGAGGCGCTAATTTACACTGCGCTGATTTACGAGGCGCTTTTTTACATGGCGCTTCTTTACATGGCGCTCTTTTACATGGCGCTTATTTACATGGTGCTGATTTACGAGACGTTGATCTAAGAGACGCTTTTTTACATGGCGCTGATTTACAACACGCTTATTTACAAGGTGCTGATTTACGAGGTGCTTATTTACAATACGCTAATTTACAAGGCACTTATTTACGTGGCGCTTATTTACAAGGTGCTGATAACGAAAAAGTAAAGATTGTAGATTTTATGTCTGTATCAGGTATTGGATCAGCGGAACGTCAAACGTTATTCTTCAAAACAAATAAAGATGTAATAGTCCAATGCGGCTGCTTTTATGGAACATTAAAAGAATTTCAGAAAAAAGTAAAAGAAACGCATAAAGGAAATAAACACGAAAAAGAATATTTAACCGCTATTAAGTTAGTTAAAATTAAATTTGAATTATAAAATAGAGATTTATTTGATGACAGAGAAGAAGGAATGTTTTTAACAGAGGAACAAAATAAAAAAGGGTATAATTGGCTAATGAAACAATGTAAAGGTAAACACAATCCTTTTGGCTATAGAGAACAAGAAGCATTAGCAAGCTTCAAATATTTAAAGCTTGTTGGCTGGTATTGTACTAATCCTTCAAAACACTATGAACCAGTTTATCGTTGTGTAGGTGTTAAAAGTTCTTTTGAATATGTAGTATGCGGCGGACAAATACGCGTCATAGGATAGAGGCACATTGCCTCTATCCTACCACCTAACAAGTTAAACCTGTAAAAATGTAAAAAAAAAATAGGTAAACAGTAAATAGAAAATAAATGGAGGCATTGACAATGAGTAAAGTACTTTTGGACAGAGTAGACACGGGCAAAATTTTAATTAATGCTAACTTTAAACCAGTTCAAGAGGTAGAAATAAATAATTGCAAATTACTATTCGGTTTAAAGTGGTTCTATTTTGATAGTGAACAACTAAAAACTAGGTACACAATGGCGGACAATAACCTTTATTATGTTTATATATTGTATAATGATGTTTTATTGTATGGCGGAACTTGTAACCGTAAAAAAGAAAGTATTGACGAAATTATTGAGAAGTTTAAAAATATGACTGACTTTAACGAAAAAGCCGAAAAAT